GCTTGAAGAGCATACTGACCAACAGATGTGTTGCTTGAGCCTGTGGTTGTTTGATAGCCAGCACCATAACCAACCCCAGTATTTGCAGACCCAGTAGTATTTCCTTGTAATGCGTAATAACCAAGGCCGGTGTTTTGCGTACCGCTAGTATTACTTGCCAAAGCACTTGCTCCAAATGCCGAAGTGCTTGACCCACTTGTATTAGCCGCCAAAGCACTAGCACCCACAGCAGTATTAGTAGATACAGAACCACCACCCAATCCAACAGTCAATCCATGAATGGTGATGTCATTGGTAATTGCAGATGTAGAACCACCTAAAGAAATAGATGTTCCACCAATGGTTATGGTGCTATTGACAAGACCACTATTGGGCAATCCTGTGCAGTTAGTCAACGTACCAGACGTAGGTGTACCCAATACAGGTGTCACTAGCGTAGGAGATGTGTTGAGTACATTAGAGCCAGAGCCTGTGGATGTGGTCACGCCTGTACCACCGTTAGCAACATTCAAAGTGCCTGCCAAAGTCACTGCGCCAGTCGTTGCGGTGTTCGGTGTTAGCCCTGTTGTCCCTGCGCTGAATGATGACACATTGACATTGCCTGACTTTGATGCAATCACTTGAACCACGCCACCAGAATCTTTGTAAAACAACTTTCCATCAGCATAATTCAATGCCAATTCACCGTTTGCTAGATTGCCTGCTACAGGGACATTTGTTGTTGTCCCACTGTTGTAGGTAATGATTGGGGTATAGCCTGATTGTGACATTTAAAAAGTTCCTCCATTGATGCCTGCTGTCAGCGCATTATTTGTGTAATTGTAAGTCAAAGATGCGTTGGTAGTAAGGGGTTGATTACCTGTTGCTGATGCTGAAAATGTCAAATAATTGGTGGCGCCAGAGCCAGAACTCAATGCCACATTTGTTGCATTGGTTGCTGTACCTGCAGTCGCCGCATTTAGGTTTGCCACTTGAGTTGTGCTTGCCACCACAAAAGGCGCTGTACCTGTTGCAACTGTAGAAGTGATCTGCCCAGATGCTGAAACCGTAGTAAACGCTCCAGTTGTTGGAGTGGTTGCACCTACTGTTCCATTGATGTTGATGGAAGCAGTACCAGTCAAGTTGGTAACGTTACCACTTGATGGAGTTCCGAGTGCTCCTCCATTCACAACAAAAGCGCCTGCAGATCCAATATTGACAGCTAGGGCAGTTGCTACACCAGTGCCCAATCCGCTTACGCCAGTTGATATGGGCAATCCTGTGGCGTTTGTGAGCGTTCCTGAGCTTGGTGTACCCAATGCACCACCGTTCACTACAAAAGCTCCTGAAGAGCCTACATTCACCGCCAAAGCGGTTGCAACTCCAGTACCCAAACCACTCAAAGAAGTCACAGGAATTGTTGATGATGCTGTGACACTGCTTGTGCCATTTGCATACATATACCCAGTCAATCCTGTAACTGTTAATGATGAAAATGCCTCAGATGATGAACCCAATACTTTTTCCCAAGCATTTGTGGTTCCATTAAAGATTGCCCAATCCCCTACTGACCACAAAGAAATTCCATTCAAAGTGGTTGTTCCTGCGGTAGAAACAATGTAGTAGTTGTTGTTTGTACCAACATTTGATGTCAATGTCGGAGTATTTGTCGATGCATTCCAAGTGCCTTGGTAAGCAGGCGAATTTAAAGCACTTGTTGTGATTGATGTGATCTGACCTTGTGCGTTTACCGTTACATTGGGTATAGCAGTACTTGATCCATAAGTTCCTGCTGTTACTCCAGAATTAGCAATTGCAATCGTTACTGGAGCTGAACCATTAAATGATGTTCCAGAAAGCCCCGTTCCAATTGTCAAAGTGCTCGTGGTGCTTGCAGTGACAGTTGTTGATCCACCTAAACTTACAGAGTTTCCATTGATTGTGATGGAACTATTTGCAAGTTGAGCATTGGTAACGTTACCACTTAAAGATGTAGTCGGAATGGTCGTTGAGGACGTCATTGCCCCCGTTCCATTGCCGTAAACGTACCCAGTTAATGTGGTTGCTCCAGTTCCTCCATTTGCAACATTTAAAGTGCCTGAAAGCGTAATTGCTCCAGTTGTTGGTGTTGTTGGTGAAAATCCAGTTGTTCCAGCACTAAATGTGGCAACACCAGAGCCAGAAACAATTGCACCCCAAACATTGTTTGCATATGCCTCAAAGGTTCCTGTATCGGTGTTGTACCTCAACATTCCATTGATTGGAGATACGGGTCTAGCAGATGTCCCGCCTGCGGGTGTTGTAATACTCCCAGTCCCAGGGAACACTGGATTCGACGCAATCCCAATCGTAGGATTACCGCCCAATCCACTTGGATTGCTCACAGAAATTTGATTGGCAACACCAGCCAAAAGTGTTTGACTTACGGTTGTTCCATTGATGGTCAACAAACCCGTACCAGAAACAGACGCAAAGTTGGCCAATACGCCCGTTATAGAGAGCGTTGGATTGCCTGCTATACCGTCACCATTGCTGATGGCCAAACCGTTGCCAGAAATCGTTATAGAGCGATTTATGATGGTGTTTGCTGTACTTTTAGCAAGCATTCCATAGCCAACAGCCTCTAAACTTGCAGACGAACCATTCAATTTGATTTGAATGCTGGATTGAGGACCGTTATCAGTTAATCCCAAGCCTGTGCCAGTTGCGAGGTAACGACTACCAGCCAATGGAGCTGTTGTGCCAACAGTGATGAAGGTATATGTGCTTAGATTGGAAGTGGCTTGGATTGCGCCAGTTGTTGTCTGTACAGTCACTCCGTTTTGGACGACTGGGACCGCCTCTGTGCCAGTCAGAGCAGAGGCTGTTGGCAAAGATGTTATTGTTACATTAGCCATTATTGATTTTCCTCATTTTGCAATTTTTTGTTTGCCCAATATTGCCGAGTAGCATTGGCTAATTTTAGTCTTGTTGCGTCACTAAATGTTCTGCCTTTTGCAGACAAACTCATTTTTCTTCTGGATTCTTCAGAAGCTTTTTTACCTTTATTAGGACTAACCATACCCCTTCTTGAATCAGACATTTTTTTTCTAGATTCATCTGATGCTTTAACACCTTTTTTTGGGCTTGATTTGCCAGCCCATGGGCCAATTGAACCAAGGCCATTTTGGTTTCCAATTAGTTTTTTGCTAATTTTTTCTTTAATATGATCATCAAATAATATTTTTTTTCCAACAGATCTGTTGTAATAAGTTTCGGAATCTGTTTTAAACAATGCTTTAATTAAACAAACTTCAAATTTTGCACACTCATCATATGGGCCAGAAAATAAAATTTCTCTTGTAAAATCATTTGGCCTATTTTGAAATTCAGACAACATAGTTTTTGATGAACAAATATATCCATCATCTGGATTACCCAAGTGAACACCAACATAAACTTTTGCTAATGAGTGATCTGACCAACAATAAGTAAATCCGTTTGCCATGTTTTATTGCCCTGGTGATGGACTGAGTGTATCTAGGTTTCCGTTATCAGACGGTGTTTGCGTGTTATTTTCAGGTGACAAATCCCACTGATTGTTGCCAGTGGTTTGAATTGCATCTGGCACCACAGGTATTGCCTCGTCTGGCCTTGGAAAACGAATGTTAATCCGCTCAGTCCTTCTGGCCGCCAAACGATAGGGGTCCTTTTCGTCTTTGCATCCTTGCTCACACACCCTTAGGCCAGGGAAGTTAAAGTCAGCACTCAACTCCGCATGGGGGCGTTTCATCTTGCAACGGTCGCATACTGCGATTGCAATGTCTGAATAACCCCGTGTGTCTAAAAATAAAGGCATGATTACCTCGTATAGCAAGATATATTCGGCGCAAGGTACTCTGGAGACCTGTCACGTTCTTCATTTTCCACATCAGCAAGGAACTTGTCAGCCATTTTTTCAAGATATGCTATCCGAGTGGGGTCAACCGCAGGCAATTCCAAGCTCATACGGTGAGCCAGCATGAAAATCACAGCCTCATACCATCTTTGAGGTATTGCCAACTGTCCAGAAAGTGATCCAACGTCCTCAATGTAGGCTGAGTACCATA